TCTGATTCAGAAAATTTATTTGATTATTTAAAGAGACAAACAAATACATATAACAATAATAATTATGATTTAGTAAAAAAAAAATTATCAAATATTTTTGATTTAGTTATACAAGGTATTTATATTCTTAATAATAAATTAAAAATTCAACATAATGACATGCATTTTGGGAATATATTAATTAAAAAAGAAGATAAAGAATATAAATTGTTAGACTCAGATAAATATTTAGAAAGTGATTATAAAATTTCAATATATGATTTTGACAGAGCATACAGAGAAGGCTATGATAATCAACTATTAAATCAATTATGTGAAGATGGTGCGGGTTGTAATAATATATCTTATAAAGATATATTTGTTTTTATACAATCAATAATTTATCAATATTTAACAAGAGAAAATAAACCCGAATATAGTTTATTAACAAGATATTTGAATGAATTAATTAATGCATTGATACCACCTGAATTTAAAGATCATCTGTTTATAAATATGAGAAATATATTTAGTAATAATAGTAATTTACATTGGTCTTCCTATTGTTTACGCAGAGATAATGCAGAACTTTTATATTTTTTAAAACCTTGTGATACTACTACACAAATAGATACTTATTTACCTTGGTTAGGTAATGTATATGATAACTTTTCTAGATTTGTTAAGGATCTAAAAAAAAATATGTATAACTATAATATAAAAAAAAATAATATGTCATCAGAACTACATCAACAACTACAATTACATAATAGTATAATTAAATCTTTTAGTACCCATATTTCTAATAAAATACCAGGACTAGATATTGAAGATATTGTTGGAAAAAAATATCCAAACCCACTTGCTTATATTAAACATACAACAGATAAAGATACGAGACTTGTTTATAGAAATCATCCAAGAATAAGAGAAATAGATAATCTTGTGTTATATGATAAATCACTTTATGATTTAGAATATGGAGATTATAATTATGCGATATTTAAAGATACTTTTACAGATAAATTTCATATTGCATTTGGTCGTGTGACAGAAAAAATAGAACTTGGTGTTAAACATAGTATGATAGTTAGAGGCTTTCCTATTTATTTATCTGGTGAACTACAAAAAAAAAAAATTAAAGATAAAGATAATTTTACATATAATTATAATTCAAGTAATTTTAATTTAGTTAGAATTAGAACGGAAGCTTATAATAAATTAGTTGCTAAAGGTGATCCTAAAAATTATATTCAACGTTATTTATTAAACGAGTCTGATGTTTCTAAAAAAGATATACCATATAAAAAAATTTATGAAACTGCATTATCTAATTTTTATGAAAAATTTATTAAACCTTTTACAGAAGAAATATTTTCTCACATTTCAGGATACGCTGATGAAAAATATAAATTAGAATTTAATGGTACTGCACAGGATTTATATCAGGTATTAGAAAATCCTACATATGGTAAAGGATTACATACTTTTTATACACAGCCTGGCATTTTTAGTGATCGTTCTCAAGAATTAATAACACAAATTAATAATAAAGGACAAAAACAAAGTATTAGTAAAATGTGTGTATTAAACAAACCAAATGGTGACTGTGATGGAGATAACTATGATAATGTTATTGATGTATTAGATGATTTATTTATACAACTATTATATCAAAGAGAAAATATTAAAAAATCAGAAAAATTACAAACATGGTATTTAGATGATGATTTTAATATTAAAAATAATTTATTAATAGCAATATATGAATCTGGATTGTATTTTTTCCCTGAAATAGAAGGACAAAAATATAATTTAGTAATTTTAGCTCCACAAGTAAAAAATAACTTGGTTAATAAATATCTTAATTTATGGTTAGTAAGATATTTGCAAAAGAATTATGATGATAATTTTATAAGTAAATTTATTTACAACCCGTTGGAACAAGTACAAAACCCTATTCATTTAACAGATATAGGACCAGAGGATACAATAATATTAAATATTTTATTAACATTACTTAAGATAATATTATACTCGTACATGAGAATAGTTATTGATATAGAATTAGATGGATGTCATATATATAATTATCCAGACCAAATATTCAAGTTAAATATTAATTATGATAAGGAATATAATATGCATTTCAAAACAAATTTACTGTTTTATATACCAACTGATAAAATACATTATGATGATACAAATACGTATTTTAATCCTACAGATTATCCAGGTATATTTGATAATTGTCAAAAGGCTACTTTAAAATACACTGATGTTAAAACCAGACATAGTTTTACTTCTACTATTAATTTGAAAAAATATTACTCTAAAGATTTTAAAAAAAAAATAAAACCGATTGATTATATAAGTTTCAAAAATAAATACCTTAAATATAAACAAAAATACTTTAATTTAAAAAGTAACAATATATAGTAAATTTTATGAAATTTAATAGACAAGTAATTATCAAAGATAAAAAAGTGCTTTATTAAAAACAAATTTAAATAATATTTTTTTATTTTTTAAATGTTATTTAAACTTGAATCACTATTTAGTGGAATAGATATGCTAGCTAAAATATCAGTTTCTTTTGAAATACTATCCCATTCAGCTAGAAATTCTTTTACATTTACTTTATTATGTTCAAATGTATAAATTTCTTTATCATTTACCCATAAATTTTCAATATTTAATAATTTGGTTGTTTGTTTTATAGCATCATCTTTTATATTTTCTAATGTAAGGTATGGTGTAATAAAAATAGGATGATTAATAGAATTAAAATAATTATTATCATTAATATTTTCTTCTTTTATATCTTTAATCATTTTATCTAAATCGTTATTTTCATTTAAATACTTTATTAAATATTCAAATTTTGGTATTTGATTATACATGTATGCTGTTATGTTATTTGAGTAATAATTTAAAAGATTACCAAAAAATGTTGTAATTAGATGATATATTTTTTTTATATAATCATAACACATTTTGTAATTATATTCTTCTGATAAATTTTTTAGATAATCATTCTTAGTTGGTTCGTATAAAATTGAATTTTTACTACTTAACTCACATACTGTTGTATCAGATAAAATATTATATAAATCCTGATAATTATCTTTTGTTCGTAAATATGGTTTTACATATGTAAATAATCCAATATTTTCAATATTACTAAAATCTAAAGAATCTAAAATAGATTCTTCTATATTTTTAATTAAATTCATCTTATGTTCATTAAATGCACTAAAATCAGGAACATCATTTATTTCTAGTAATTTAAATCGTATATCATTTTGATAAGATTTATTAGTTAAATCTATTTTTTTTTTTAATTTTAAACCATCTTTTATTAATATATTTTTAATTAAATTATTAACACCATCATAATCTAAATTTAATTTATCAATATCAGTTAAAATATTTGTAATATTTGGTAATAATTTAAAATTTCGCATGATTAATATTTTTGCCATTATAGATAAAATATTATTATTAATATTTTCAATAGTATTTTTTAATATATCAAAATTAACTTCAATTTTATCATTATTTAATGAAACAATATGTAATTTATTTTTATGTAATAATCTGAAAATAAAATCAATTCCTAATTCTGGACCAAATTGTATTGTTGTTGGTAAATGATCATTACCAAAAAAAATAATAATAAACATAAATCATAAACAATTAAATAATTATTCCTTAAAGTTTTTATCTGATTCTAAATTATTATATTGATTATATAATTTTAGAATACAATTTATCATACCAGGACCATCATAGTAATTAATATTATTATCATCATTTCTAGAAGTATGCTTAATAATAGATATATTTATATCTTCTCTTTTTAATAAAAAATATGTTTGTTGTACTAACATCAAGTGTATTAAATCAGAATCTATTGTATGAATTGCTATATCTCCCGATAATTTATTATTTTGAATATGTTGAAATATTTTTAAATCAGACTCACCATTAATAGAACCAGAACTTACATGTATATCAATATTTGGATAATGTTCATTAAAATATACATTTAATTTTTGTTCAAGAACTTTAATAATTGGTGAAATAGGGCTAAATGATTTATCAATACTAAATCTTTTTTCAATCCATCTAAAATAATTATATTTTATACCATCTTTTTCCATGTATATATTTTTTATTTTACCAAAATATGTTTCAAACTTTTCTTTTCTAAGAGTTGCTTCATAAAAATTTTTCATTCGACGTCTTCGTTGTTCTATGATTTTTGAATATGAAGGAATACCGTCAATAAAAAAACCAATTGTATGAATATTTTTTTTTATATGATATTCGTCAATAATATTATGAATATTATTTAATACACAATCTATAATCATTAAATCTAATTTACTTAAGCCATTTAAATGTTTTGTATTAATAAAATTAATTAATTTAGATATAATAACATCATCACTGTCGCCATCAAAAATAAATTCTATATTTTCGCAATGATTTTTCCACCATGGTAAATTAAAAATTTCTTGTAGTTTCTCTTCAGTTTTATTATCTAAATTATAACTAAATGGTAAATTTAAAACAATTTTAATTATATCATTAATTTGTTCTTCTAAAATAAACATTTGATTATAAATTAAAAAATTTAAATCAAATAAAATATGATTTCCTAAAAATTTACGTTTTATAACATCAACAATAAAATTATAATTATAATTAAAATTTTTTATTATGAAATTTGCTAATCTGTCAAACCCCATTATTTACTTATTAAGTATCTATAGTTTTTTCTTTTTTAATGATTTTCACGCAAATAATTAATTATTTCCCACAAACACTTACAATCAATTTCGTTATATTTTTCTATTTCTTTCATTGTTAAATCTTTTAGTGGATTTGAATTTTTATCATTATAAACTTGATAAGCTAATAGCATAGCATTAAGTCCATTAGCACAACTACTTGTATTATCCCATATAGTTGTAATTAAATTATTATTAAATAGTGCTTTAGCTACAGATTTTAATGAATAATTTAGAGCACCCTTAATAACAATTGGTTCATTAATAAATACTTGATATAAATCTATCATCTTTTTTTGTGGTAAATATGGATGTCTTTCTCTAGATTTGTCATAGATAGTTCTTTCTGCATTAGACCAGTGAACAAAGATAGGAATAGTTTTACCAGATTCTTTTAATTTTTTATTAATAAAATTCCAAAATGAATCTAAAATTTTTTTTTCTTCATTATTTGTATTTTTTTTAGCAGTAAAACTTTTAAATTCCCAATTTTTATTTTTTTCATAACCAACACCAATCATAAATATAATATTTAAATCTATATTATTACATGTATTATCTACATTTATAGTTCCAAAATTAGAATTTATTGTTTCATAATCAAGATAAAATTCCATTTCATTTTTATTACGAGTTCTCCATTCTATATCATTATATTTAATATTTTTTGGAAGAATAATATTAGTATTTTGTCTATTAATTTTTAGAATAGCATCAACACGATTAGCTATTTTACCATCATTAAAACCCAATGTTTTAGATGTACATTTTTTATTATTCCACCCAAATATACCATTTGCCATAGCTTCTTTTCTATTTTTAATACCACAATAATAAACCGATGTAATTTCGTGAATTTCTTCAGCTAATGATTTTTTAATTTTATTATACATTCCATCCTTGTCGTTTTTCATATTAGGATAAAGTTCTTCTTTACTAGGTAAAGGTAATAATTGCCAATTATGACCATTTGTTCTAACTGATTGTATCCATTCAATTGCTTTTATTAATTTATTATTATACTCTTTATCAAAGCCATCATAATCAATTGTTCCAAGTTTATTCATAAATTCATGAATATAATATGTATTTTTTTTTATACAATAAGAGTATTTTTTTCCAAGAATAAAAGCCTTTTTAACATTTGAACCTTGAATACTATTTAATGCATTTGTATAAATAAGCAATTGTCCTTTATATGCAGGGATACTATCACTATTTGAAATATGAGTTATATCTGCAGTTAAATTTATTTGGGAGTGTTTAATATCAACTATAACATAATGCCACTTGGTATTTAACTTTGGCGAACCAAAAGATTCATTATAAATATTATAACCAATAAATTTATTTAAATAATCAGAACGTATCATTAAATCTGGTGCACCAAAAGTTTTATTATCATAATCATGTAAAATTCCTTGATAAATAATTTTAACACCCTTTTTCATTAATGTAATAGTTTTTTCAAATAATTTTATATTTGTAGATTGATACGATTCTGCAACTTGAACAACATTATGTTTTTGTTTTATAATTTCAATTACTTTTTCTTCAAATTGACATCCTTGATCCATAATAAACTGTGTAAATGGAGTATCTGATATATTTCGAAAATTAGATAGTATATTATCCATATTTTGATTATTACATTTAATTGATGGTAAATCATTAATAGATTTAATATTGTATTCTTTTAACCAATCAATAATTGGATCATTTAAAAAGTAATTTCTAGTAGATGATGCAGAAACCATAATTTTCCAATTAATATCATCATTTAATTTAACTTTTTTTTTTTTAGTAAAATCTGATATATTGTCTTTTTTTCTTTTATTATTTTTTGAATAAATAGTATTTTGTATTTCTTCTGTTTTAAAATCTAGTAATTTAAAATATTCTGGATTTTTCCCAGGTTCATAAATATTAATAGATTCAAAAATACTTATTTTATTACAAATTTGATTTCTTTTTATACTATTCAAATAAAAACTAAGTTTTGTATATGAAGTTAAATTTAGAGCTTTTAAAATATCTTTATTATTATCTTCAATATGTAAATTATTTGAATCAACAATTAGACAAATTTGAAATAGATTTTTTTTTTCTTTATCAAAATACCAACCAAATGTATTATAAATTTCATTCAAATTGTACAAATTAATTAAATAACAACATGTAAATTTAGAATAAAGTTTAAGCAATTCATTAGTAATTAAATAGCTACGTGAATTAGGTAGATTTTCAGAGTAGAAAGATCTAAAAATGGTATTATGAGACATTACTTATTAATGATTTAAAATAATATATATAATTTTCAATTTATTTTAGACTATATTAATTAGTGAGTTTAAGAAGGTATATTTTATATTATTATATTAATTTAATGAATAATTTTCCTATTGTAGATAAAGGAACCGCGTATGTTAACGAACCTTCTTTAGTTGAAAATACTATTATTGAAACTCAATTAAAAAATGAATCTTTATTAGAACAATTAACAAGCAAAAAATTATATATATATGTAATTATTGCTATTTGTGTTTTGGCTTATATCAGTTATTATTTATATAATAAATATTTTTCTAAAAAAACTCCACTTTTAGAAACCAACTCTAGTAATAAAGAATTAGAATCTAAAAAACATATTTTATCACCAGATACTGAATATTATTTATTAGACAATGATGGAAATCCAATTTTAATGAATCAACATTTAAATAATTTTTTACAAAATCAATTAGAACAATATGAACAAACAATACAAACAGAACAAACAGAACAAACAGGACAAACAGGACAAACAGTGCAAACAGTGCAAACAGGACAAACAGTTTTAATTAACAATAAATTAATTCAATATGACGAACCATCTAAACAACAACGACAACAACAGCAACAGCAGCAACAGCAACAACAGCAACAACAGCAACAACAGCAACAACAGCAACAACAACAACAACAACAGCAACAACAGCAACAACAGCAACAACAACAACAACAGCAACAACAACAACAACAGCAACAACAACAACAACAGCAACAAAAGCAACAAAAGCAACAAAGACCAAGATTAATTCATCCAAATAAAGAAAATGACAATAATGTAAATATTACTGATAATGAAGATGATAATATTGCCACACAAGATTTAACACATGATGAAATAGAAGTATTAAAAAAACAATTAGATTTAATGCAAATGAAACAAATTGCACATATAACAGCACAGAATGATGACGACGGAAATGAAGCAAATTTTTAGTAAAAAAAATATATACTACAGATTTAACAATTTTTATGAAATCTGTTTTATATTCAAGTACTAATAATGGAGGTGAAGAAAGTACTTGTATTTAAAAATTGAAGTGAAAAAGAAAGTAAAATAAAAATTTACTTTCTCCTTTGCTAGTTATAGAAAATCAAATATTAAAAAAAAGATATAAAATTAAAAATTTATTTACAAGAATAAAATAATTTAATAGAGTTCATGTTAGAAGAGACAAATTAATTGTAATTTATTTAGTATTTGTCTATTTAGCATATGAACTTTAATTAAAACTACATAAAAATAATTATACTTTTATACAACAGGTTTCATAAATAATAGTTATACTTTATTTGTAATCAGAATTAAAAAATTAAAAAATTTTTTAATTTTATTTATTTACATTCTTTTTTAATTATACATTTAGGATCAATTTTAAATGATGCTAAATTATCATCTCGTGGGACAATATTTATAATACATTTTGATTTTACTCCATATAAAGGTTCTGTACATCCAGATTCTACATTAGTTTTTTTAGTTTGTTCTTGTGGATCAACTAAGCAACGAGACCTGAAAAATTCATATCTATCTCGTACATCTTCATATGTAAGACCTGATTTTTTACCTAACATATCATTAATATTTTCATGTAATTTATAAACCCATCGAGATAATGTATCTCGATTTTTCATTACATCTTTATTTAATTTATGTGTTTTTAGGTTTTTTGAAAGATTCTCTCTACAATATTTGCAAGGTAAAATATTTATTAAATTTTTATAAAATTTATAATAATGTTTCATTTGTTCTTTAGTTGGGTTTACATTATAATTAAAACTAATAGTATGAAGCACGTGCCACATTGGAGGACCCCATACAGAAGTCATCATCCCATCTCCTGATAAAAAATCAGCTTCAGTAAATGGAGATTTTTTATTTTTAGTTTTATTCATATATATTAAATAAAGATTTTTTATTTTAATTAACTTAAAAATCCAAATAATTTACCTCCGATAAGTTGTTTTTCAATATTAAAAGGTAAATGTAAACATCCACTAATATTATTCTCATTAATATTATTCTCTATATCGCTCATATCAGTTAAACCAACATCATTTTCTATATTATATCCATAATTCATTTCTAATAATTTTATAATATTTGTAGTATGTGCTAATCCTGCATGTAAAATTATAGAACTTTTATTTTCATTAACACCTTGTATAATTTTAGCAATACTATACCATTCCATAATTTCACTTGTTATATCATTAATTTGTTCTAATAAGTTATTATTAATATTAATTAATTCTTTAATATTTTTAGATAAATAATTTTTATTTGTTTTAATAAATAAACGTGCTTTTTTTTTTAAATTTATATAATGTAGTCCTAAATTATTTTTTTTTAAAAAAGTTGTTGTATTTATAAATTTTAAGTCATTATTTATAAATTTTAAATTTAAAGTAAAAAATAAATCTATAATATTTAAATATTCTTTTAAATTTGTATCAGGAGCTTGTAATGCGAATTCCCACGAAAATGGAAGTATTAAAGGTCTGATATCTAATCCTTGTATAATATGACTATTATTTATATACAAATCTTTTAATTTTTGAGTATGAGGAGAAGAAGGCCATAATTCTTTTAATTTGATTCCTGTACGTGGGACTTCTTCAAGAAGGAATAAACAATTATTTGTATCTTTAACATATTTATTTATAAATTTAAACCAGTCGCTAATAAATATTCCATTTTTTTTACAATAAGGTAATTTTGAATGCATGTCTGCTAATATTAAAATTTTTATATTTTTCTTTACCAATAAAGTATATCCTATACTACCATTTAAATAAATTGTTTCCATTTATATAATACTAGATATATTTTTATATAAAATTAATTAAATATATAATGGGGGAAAAAATAGGACTTTATCCACTTTCAATATTTTAAATTTTACATTCTAATTTATATTCATCTGTTTTATAAACATTACGATTATAAAATAATTCACAATCAATTGCAACTTCTTTTAAAACTGTTTCAAAAGATTGTATAATTTTATCTTTCTCTTTAGCTAATGACCAAATATATTGGTCTATTGTTTCTTCTCCATTACGTGTTGCTAAATATAAGTATACTTCTACATTCCTATCAACTTTTGGAACATCACTATGTGAACAGAATCTTATTGCTCTTCCTATAATTTGTAGTATGCGCGACATATTCCAATACGGTTCTAAAATATGTACTTGTCTTACTCTTTTGAAAGATACACCTTCTTTAACTGACGGAGAACCTAACATAATCTTAATTCGTGAACCATCTTTATTTTCTTTTTGATTATAAATTTGTTTAATTTCTTCTTTCATACGATGAGGTTCATCTCCAGACCAAACAGAATATCTATTAAGACCTTCCCCATGAGTTTTATAATTTTTAAAACCATGATATTCTATAAATTTAATAAATGAACGTAATCCACCCAAGTCTTTAAAGTTAGAATATACAAATGTTGGTCCAGTTGATTTCTTAATTTTTTTTAATATTTTTACAAACTTAATAGCATATTTATTTACATTTTGTAACATTAAATGGTCATTTTTAAATGATGCAAATCCTAATTCACCAATACTTTTATTTGGAAATGATATATTTGACACCATTCTAGTGCCTAAAAAAAAATTAGGTGGAAGGTTTAAAATATCAACATTTTTAAATGCACCTTTTATATAATCACCTTCTGATGATAAAGCAGATAAATATGATTTAAATTGAAAATCAGACATTTGACATTTAACTACTTTAAAAATTTGTTGAGGATAAGTATATGGTGGTGCTCCACGATAATAAGAAACTAATCCTTTACTTAATTTTATAAATTTTTTCATATTTATTGTTTTATAGTTTAAACCATTTCCAGATAAAAATTCTTGATTAAAATCAAGACCAATTGGAAATTCAACTTTAGGTTTTAGTAAATTTAATGTTAATCCAATCTCATTCGGACGGTCAAACATTGGTGTAGCAGATAATATTAAAATTTTTAAACTATTATCTGAATCATCAATTAATTTTTTAAGAGTTTTATAAAATGTTCCTGTTAATGAAACCATATTTTGAACCTCGTCAATAATTAATAAAGTATCTTTTAATTTTATTTTATTATTTTGTGCTAATTCAACAAATTTATGATAAGAATAAATTGTATAAAATTTCTTTATTCTTTCTTCTGTTTTTTTTATAATTTGAGTATATTCTGGTTCATTTATTTTTAATTTTAATAAGTTTTTTTGTTCAGTTTGTGTTATATAATCGTATCCAGGACATGGAGATCTTAATTCGTCCATAAAATTACCAATTAATGCAGCAGGAACAACTACCATTATTTTTAATTTATTCTTAAGTTTTTCAGCAACAGATATTGTAGCACATGTTTTACCGGCACCAATTTGATGATATACTAACATACCAGGAGGAGAATCTTTTGATGAAAAATAATCAGCTAAAAAAGCTTGTTGTGGTTGTAATTTAAATTGTTTAGGTGTACAGAAATCTTCAATTGTTTCTTTTGTAGGTCTAATTTTATATTTTTTATATTTTTTTGTTATATTCATAATTATATTATACTATAAAAAAATTGTAATATAATAGTATTAATTAAAGTAATATTTATTTAATGACTGTTTCAATATCTTTATACAATAATGAAGAATATACTAATATTAATATAGAAGCTGATATTTTATTAGATTTATATAATAATAATAAAGTAAGTACTTTTGATTTTAAAAAATTTAAAAATGCAGATTTAAATAGTATAGTATCATTTATTGAATTAGTTTCAATAAAAATTTTTATGAATCAAAAACATCAAAGTTTTAATAAAAATTTTAAATTATCTTATTATAGCAATTTAGTACATTTATTAGTTAACGTAGTATTAACAAATATACATAAGGAGCAAATATTTAAACAGAATATTATATATTTTTTATATATACTAACTATAATTGAACATGGACATAATTTTTTAAAACAAATTAAAAATATATTAGTTTTTGAAAACGAAGATTTAAAAAAAGAAATTCTAAATATATCTTCAACAAAAGGTGGATTTCCTGCTTTTTTATTTTGGATAAATTTTTTAAAGATTGATATTTTAAAAGATAATAATAATTATATTATTATTAACAGTATTAATAATTCAGATGACCGTTTATATAAATGGACTTTAGAAAAAATTAAAGAAAATAAATCAATGTTACTTCATAAAAATAATATTATAAAACAAATGATTACTAATTTATTATCTTCACTAATTCCAACAAAACATAAGTTAAAAAAATTAAAAATTCTTTCTGAAAATTGTAACTTAAACCCATACTTTAATGTTATGCTTAATAATGTTACATGGTCTAATTTCTCAATAGTTAAAAAATTATTTAAATATTATTATCATAAACCTATTACAATTGATGAAATATCTGATATACTTTCTAATTATTATTTAGATTTACCATCAATTGAAGATTATAAATCTATTTATAACAAATTAATTACAGAACAAGAAAAATTTTATTTTCAATTAATTATGATGTTAAGAATTATAGATGATTTTGGACCAGAAAATGATATTAATAAATTATATTTTAATAAAAATGATCTTATTAAAAATTCTACTACTATTTTTAATATTATTACAAAAACAATAAATCAATCATATAATGATGATTTTACAAAAATAGATACATTAGATAAATTATTTAACCATGAGACACAAGGTAAAAAATTATTAGGTTCTGCTATTAAAATACTTTGTAAATATGACTTTTTTAAACATGTATTCCATAAATTATATTTTGAAAATGGTTTATATAATTATCTCGATAATAATCTAATTTTTTTGATTAGTCTTAGTAAATTTGCCCCTATTAATAATATTAATGGTATTAAAATTAATAAAATTTTACACTTTCTTCGATTAATAGTTAAAAAAAATACAAAATCAAAAATACAAAGTTTTCAATTAAAGTTTTTTCCTGTTATAAATGAATTGTTACATTTTAAACCTTCTAGTAAACCAATTCTATCAAAAGGTTCATATAATTGGCAACTTAGTAATCAACATTTTACTAATCTACCACCAAGACATTTACTTCCATATGAATTTAATATTTATAATAACTTTTTAATTCGTGAGAAAGTAAATGGTATTCTTATCAATAATCTTTCTACAAATATTTATCCAGATTGTAATGATTTAATTAATTATTGTATCAAAGCAGAATATATTGAAAATATAAATTTGTATTTTATATTTGATATTGATAAACCAAATACTACAATTATCGAAAGATATAATGAGATTCGTTATAATCATCCTTATACAAACAAAACTAAATTAGAAACAGTAAGTTCAACTGAAGAACTTATTAAATTAATTAAAAATGAACGTATAATTTTTAATAAATTTTTAGAAGAAACAAAAAAACATCAAATTAGATGGTATCCAAAAGTAGCTTTTTTAGTTAATAATTGTCTTGAAGAATTTAAAAAAGATATAATTCAAAATATTATTGTAAATTGTAATACAAAATTATCAAAGTTTATTAACGAGGAAGCAGAATATAAATGCGATGGTTTAATAATTTCACCAATCAATAGTAATACTACAAGAGATATTAAAATTAAACCTAAAAATATGATGACAATTGATTTGTTATATGATGGGTTAAATTGGTTAGATAAAGAAAAAAATAAATATACTAGTATAATTATGGTATTAACTAAACCAAAACAAGGAAAAATATACCGTTGTTATCCAATAGATAATGATAAATATCAAGCTAAAGAAATACGATTTGATAAAAGATATCCAAATAATTTTGATGTTATTAATGTTATTCAGACAATTTATAAATACAATTGGTCTAATTTAAACTATTCTAAATACGATTGGTCTAAATTATATTCTATTAAAAAATTAAAAAAACAATCTGAAATTTTTACCGAACAAATAAAAAAAATATCTCCAGAACTAAATAAAAATTGGTTAGATTTAGGATGTAGTAATTGTATTTTAACTGATATAATTAAAAAATATAGTCCAAAAAAATATGTTGGATTAGATAGTAATATAGATGATTTATTATATAGTATTAATCAAACTGATGATAACGAATGGATTAATCTTAGTATATGTGATCTAAAAGAAAACTGGTTTGAAAATTCTAAATGGTATAATATAAGAAATATGAAATTTGATTATATTATAATAAATACTAGTATAATAAACTTATTTGAAACTATACAATTTAAAAAATGTTTGACTGAAGTATCTAAACATGATACTAAAATTATTTTTAATAGATAATAAATTAGTTATTATTTTATACATAATTATAATATGAAAGCATATATTATTCATGGAACATTTGATAAAAATGTAGAAAGTATATTAAAATCTGGTTATATAGAAGCAAATAAAAATAAAAGACCACACAAAATATTAGATGATTCACAATCAGTAAATCAAATATTTACACAACTTGTATATCGTAATTTACTAAATGAAAATAATCAAATTACCCATTGGTGTCCATATTGTTTTATTTTAGATATAAAAATACTAAAAGATTATCTATTTTATGCTACTAGTATTGGATCTTTTCGTAATACATTTTCCTATGCTTTTATAAAAAATGCAAAAAAAATTTATATTAAAGGTAACTTAAAAAATATTCCAAATCTAAAAAAATTAAAAGAAAAGATTGAAAAAAATTTTATATTATAAACATATCTATCGACATGATTAGAATAAAAAGGTTTGAACTATTTTATAAAATTAATTATTAAGAGTATCATTATACTGGACTTCCAAAGCTTCTTGAATAGGTGTATGTAATGGAGTTTTAATTGATGAATCTATTAGTTTATTTACTGTTATATCAATAGTTTCGGTATGTTTGGAAATTGTATCATCTTGTTGATCCCAAATAGCATAATCTCGGTGTTCTTGTATTGTATTAATAGAATTATAAATTTTTCTATTTCTTAATAATAATAATAAAGACATGTATATATCTCTTTAGAAAATAAGTATTTTTAAATTTTTATAAAATCTGCTGTATAATAATTTATATTTTTTATTTAAAGTATTTTTTATTGTTAATTATTACTTGTTTGACCCATTGATTCTAAAAGTAGTTTCAAAAGAGCTTCAATTTCAAGAGTTTCTGTTATGCTAATATTTGTAGTATCATCATTTGTTAATTCTTTTAGTATTTCTGGAACTTCTTCTGGAACTTCTACAGGTACTTCTTGTACTTCCATGGGTACTTCAGGAACTTCTGGAACTTCTGGAACTTCTACAGGTACTTCTTGTACTTCCATGGGTACTTCAACAGGAACTTCTGGAACTTCTGGAACTTCTACAGGTACTTCTTGTACTTCCATGGGTACTTCAACAGGAACTTCTGGAACTTCTGGAACTTCTACAGGTACTTCTTGTACTTC